TTAGAAGCGACACAAGAGCTTTTAGTCGAAAGACAGTCAGCCATCTATGAGACACTTTTATCACAGGGGGTAGCCAATGCCAAAGCCAACAAAGGCACAAAAGGCCGCGCTAAGAAGAAGCAAGGAACGCGCCGCTAAGCGCACCACGCCACCCTCAAAGCTAGACCAATGGGCTATCAGCCTTTATGAAATATCCCAATCCATGAAGCGTGCAGGCTTTTCTGATGCCACCATCCAAGGCTGGCTCGTAGATCAAAAGCTTCCAGACTGGGTATTTCCTGACCACTTCGATCCATTTGAGGATGAGGATGAGGAAGAAGATGACGATTAGGCGCATTGCCTTCGTACCAGATTTGCAAGTGCCTTTCCACAGCGAGCGCATGGTGAACTCCATGGCTCGCTTTCTTGCTAAGTGGAAGCCCCACCGCACCATTCAAATCGGTGATGAGATAGACCTGCCGCAACTTCGTGGGGGCGCAAGCACCCTAGAAGAAGCCATGGGCAACATCGATGATGACCGAGCTTGGACTAAGGAAATTCTTGAGCAACTAGGCGTGACCGATGTGCTTGGATCTAACCATGGGGCCAGAGTATTCAAGAGCCTGATGAACCGACTACCAGCCTTCACCAAGCTTCCAGAGATGGCCTATCACCGCTTCATGGGCTACGACAAACTAGGTGTCACCTACCACCCACAGGGCCTAGGCTTTGCCCCGGGTTGGGTAGCCATCCATGGAGACTCCATACCACTATCCAATAAGCCCGGCCAAACGGCCCTAAATGGCGTTCTAAGGCTGGGAAAATCGGTGGTCTGTGGTCACACCCATAGACTAGGGATTTCGGCCTTCTCAGAGGCTTATAAGGGCGTTTATGGGCGTATTAGATGGGGCGTAGAAGTGGGCAATATGGTCGATTTGTCCAGTCCGGGCATGTCGTATACGCGTGGCTCTGCGCAATGGCAGCCCGGCTTCACCGTGGGCTACCTGGACGGCTCCAAGTTCTACCCCATCAATGTGCCTATGAACCCGGATGGCAGCTTCGTATTCGAGGGCAAACGGTACAAGTGATTGATGAGATTGTTCCTGTACTTCGTAGCATTGACGATCATATTGACGATTGGGATGCAGCTTCAGATTTCGTTATGAAATCGTTATGAAAAAATGACCCCAAAGGGGCTTGACTAGGCGTAGCTTTAGCCCATCAGGGAAGCCAAGTACCTGACGAAAGCGAGCCAAGCATGACAAGCCAATATCTAGTCAATTCGGCAAACAAGTTGTCTGCATTATCAAAGCAGTTCAAGCATCTGCACATTCAAGGTAATGATGTAGAGGCCATGGAACTGATCAAGGTTATGGAAACCAAAATCAAGTTCATGAAATCAGAGCTTGAGAATCAAATGGCGGTCAAAGCATGACCGCCATGAGCTTTGACCCCATAGCCATTTATTACATCATTGCACTGATAGCCATCCCAGTCTTAGGGATCTTGTACACAGCCATAACCGAAAACTTCTACTGGAAAGGATTCCGTGATGGAAAGCGACTCACCCAAAACAATCACAGCGCAAAAAGTACTCGATGAGGCAGGGCGCATCCGGGGTGATCGTGGTGCAATCTACGGCCATCCATACATCAATCACAGGCGTATCGCTGACCTGTGGACTGCGTATTTGGAAGTTCCAATCACGCCAGACCAAGCGGCTATCTGTATGGCTCTGGTCAAAGTATCACGGTTGGCAGAGACTCCGGGCCATCGAGGTCGTGACGGTTATGTGGATGCTGTGGCTTACCTATCGCTGGCAGCTCAACTGGCAACGACAGATCCCACGGACTTTGATGCCTATTAGAAAACTGCAGACCAAGCAGGTCTGGTGTTCAATTTGCAAGGAGCAGTACCGGGATAACAACCCTTTGCACCGTACTCCGGCTGTCTGGGCTGTCATATCAGAGACGGCCGACAAGGCAGGCCGGACACGCTATTACTGCCAACCCCATGCTAATGAGGCACAGACATGGGTGGATGGCACAATCTGGACATTCAGGCAACAGCTTGATTACGCAAAAGGAAAGGAAACAATCGATGGCATGGAATTTGGACAACTATGAACCGGTGGAAGATCGACTGGCGAAGTTCTGGAATGACTTTCCCCCGGGGCGCATTGAGACAGAGCTGGTGGCACACGAAGGTAATCGCTTTATCGTCGCTGCAAGGCTATTTCGAGTGGATACGGATTCCAAGCCATTTGCCACCGGTCTTGCTGAGGAAGTGGTTACGGATCGCGGTGTCAATTCAACATCGGCTCTGGAAAATGCAGAAACATCTGCAATCGGTCGAGCCTTGGCAAACGCAGGCTACGCAGCCAAAGGTAAGCGAGCATCCCGAGAAGAGATGAGCAAGGTCGCTCGGCTCGATCCCGGCCACAAGGTTGAGCATCCTTGGAAGCCAGCCGAGGCTGAGAAGGAAGTCGAGAATGAGCCTGAGACTTATGTTTGGCCTGATGAGGTCGAGACCAAGGCTTTCAAGGACTCGACCGACTTGGTGAAAGCCTTAGGTGCTGAAGTGGTGGGCTTCAAGTGCAAGCATGGAGACATGATTCTCAAGGATGGCACAAGTGCCAAAGGCCCTTACCACGGCTATGTGTGTGGAGCTAAGGCTAAGGCCGAGCAATGTCCTGCCAAGTGGGCCAAGCAAGTTCAAGGCAAATGGACATTTGAGGGAAAGGCCATTGACTGATGGAAGATAAGACAGGACAGCCCAACGGCTACCCGGTTGATTGCAGTTGGTGTGGTGTCCGATTGGCTAGTTATGCAGGCTTTCGAGTCCAAATGGCAGCGCATGATCCGCTGGACTTCAACTGGGCATGCGAGCCATGTTATGAGAAGGCTTGGAGCCATGAGTAGAAGGGAGCGTGGTCGTGAGACTGAGAAGCTTGTGGCTCAATATCTGGTTGCTCATGGGTTCGAGGGGGCGCATGTCACATCCATGGCTGCTAGTGGTAGTGACATATTGGGCATTGAGGGTCTGGATGTGGAAGTCAAAGCTAGAGCCGGGTTCAACCCTTTGGCTGCTATGTCACAGCTTAGAGCCAGAGCCAAAGAGACAGGGTTGGGAGTAGCCATCCTGCGTTGCAACGGTCAAGGTGAAGCATCCATTGATGATTGGGTCGGTGTGGTACGCCTTGCCGATCTGGTCTATTTGCTGAAAGCGAGTGGGTATGGCCAGCGATAACAATGTTAGCCGATGCATCATGTGTGGGGTCTGGGTGGTCAATCGTGAGATTTGTGAACGGTGCTATCCGAAGGATGTGGCTGCATGAAAACGACACGCCTTCTGACCTGCGGTTTTGTAAATGGGCTTGACAGGCATGATACGCTGAGTGCCAGCGGCGGCACTATAGACGGCCGCCGACAAGGCAGCTCGCGTTGGGGGCGGCTATTGTCAATTTTGCCTTTGACCTTGATCTATTTATTGCTGAGTTTAAATATATCGCATGCGCGACCAGCAAAAGATCCTATGAATTACAAGCTACACGCATATAACCAACTCCTAGACTGGAAGCAATTCGAGTGCATACTCAAGCTCTATGAAAAGGAAAGCAACTGGAATCCAAAAGCCGTGAATGGATCTCATCATGGTATTCCTCAAGGCAAAAGCAAATGGCTCAAGACAGCATCACCCTATGAGCAAGTAGAGTGGGGTGTGCGCTACATCGAGCATCGTTACGGAAGCCCATGCAAAGCTCTAGCGCATTGGAGGGCCAAAGGATGGCATTGAGCGATGAGCGATGCCCATGCTTCTATGGTGCATCATGCCCTAGTGAGCAAGAAGAATGCGCTGTCGATGGCTAAGGAATCACGGCGCGACCATAGGTGGAAGAAGCTCAGACTTCGAGTGCTGGCCCGAGACGGTTACACTTGCACCTATTGTGGAGACACAGCCAACGAAGTCGATCACATCGTGCCCTTGAAGCGTGGTGGGTCTGACGATATGGATAACCTTACAAGTGCGTGTCGCACCTGCAATATACGCAAAAAGGACACAT